GGCGACGCCCTGCAACCCGGTGTCGACCGCGGTCTTCATCGCGTCCATGCCCGGACCCGGGGTGGCGCCCAGCTGGGTGAAGGCGTCGGTCCCGGTCTTCGGCACCGGGTCCAGCGCGGTGGTGGCGGTCGGGGCGACCCCGGCGAGCTCCTTGCCGACCGCGCCGGGGACCTTGGCGGCGGCAGCGCCAGCGGCCGGGGCCAAGGCCTCCATGACCTTGGCGACGGCGATGCCGGTCGGGTTCACCGCGGCGGACGCGGCGGCCGGCGTCGGGGTCAGCGCGGCGCCGGTGATCGCCGGCACCGTGTCCAGGATCGCCTTGACCTGCTTGGGCGTCTCGCCGATCTGATCAGCGACAACCTTGGGGATCTTCTTGGCCGCGACGCCGGCGGACGCGGCCGACTCGGCGAGCGCTTGGACCACCGCCGCCTTGGTCGGGGACAGCGCGGTCGCGGCGCCGGCCGGCACTCCGTAGAGCGGGCCGTTGAACGAGGTGACCACGCCTTGCCCGGCAGTTCCGGCGATGCCCGGCAGCGGTGAGAACGCGGTGCTGAACGTGCCCGGCAGCGGGGTCACCGCGTTCTTGGCGTCCGTCCCCAGCTGGATGAACTTCTGACCCAGTTCGGTGACCGGCGTGGACATGATGGTCTTGCCGATGGTCTCGATCACGCCGCCGATCGGGACCAGCTGCTGGACCGCCCAGCCGACCCACTCACCGAACTTGGCGAACATCTGCACGCCACCGTCCAGCGCGGCGATCAGAGCCGGCATAGCGGAGGCGAAGCCCTGGACCCCCTGCTGGAACCCGGCACTCTGGAAGGTCGCGGCCAGGCCCTGGAAGCCTCGCGTGATCGCGTCAACGGTGCCCTGCGGGATCGACTTCAGCGCGTCGCCGATGCCCTTGAACACCCCGCCGACCGCCGCGCCCAGGCTCGCCCAGTTGAACTTCCCGAAGAACGCGGTGATCCCGTCCAGGCCGGCCTTCATCCCGGGCCAGGCGCTGGCGAACAGCTTGATGCCGTTGTTGACCAACGCGGTCAGGCCGGTCAGCAGCGAGTTGGTGACCTCGCCGAGCCCCTTGAACGCCTCGTTCAGGCTGGTGTTGTTGGCGATGTCCTGCAACGAGGTGCCGACCTGGTTGATCACACTGACCAGGGCACCCAGCGCGGCCTGGTTGCCGGCCAGCTTCGTGAAGCCGTCCAGCAGCGGCACCAAGTTGATGCCCTTGATCGCCGCCGCGATGTTGAGGAACATGGTCTGGATCTGCTTGGCGCCGCCGGCCTTGGTGATCCAGTTAGCGGTCTGCTGCGCCAACCCGATCAGCGACGTGGCCACCGACTGGATCGCCGGTGTCAGGGCGGTCATCTGGCCCTTGAGCTGGGTAAAGACCTGGGTCAGGCCCTTCTCGAAGGTCGCCGAAACAGCCGCCTTCAGCTTGTCGAACTCCGGCTTCAAGGTCTGGGCAGCCTTCTTGATCCCGTCCATGCCCAGCATCACGGCGGCGATCGGGGCGCCGAGCAGACCAATGACGGCCGGTACCGCGGCGATCGCGGCGGACGCCAAACCCCACGCCCCGGCGATGCCGGCTCCGGCGACGGCGATAGCGGTGGCCATCGCGGACGCTTTGAACAGCTCTAGGGCCAGCGCGGGGACGGTGAAGAGCAGCCCCGCGATCGAGCCCACGACCGGCCCCATCGCCGCGGTGAGCCGGCCCATGGTGCCCGACACGCCATCGAACGCGCCGCTGATCTTGCTGCCGGCCGCCCCACCGACCTCGCCGATCTTGGAAAACGCCGAGCCGAGCCCCGAGGTGATCGACCCGCCGATCGCGCCGATGATCGAGGTGACCTGCTTGCCGAACGAAGAGAACGCCAGAGCGGCCCGGTCCTTGTCGACATCGACGTTGATGCTGACCTTCTTGTTCTTGAAGAAGGTGGCCGCCTGTGCCGCCGCGTTGTTCAGCCCGGTCGTCAGGGTGGCCTTGTCGATCTCCGTGCCGATCTTGATCTTCCGGTTGCCCAGCGACGTGGTCAGCTTGGTCAGCTGCGTGCCGAGGAAAGCCTGGTCGATCTCGGCGTTGACCCGGATCGTGGCGCGCTTGGCGTTGACCTTCTGCACGAACGCGTCGACCTGCGCGGTGGCCTTGGTGGTGTCCACGTCCAGGTTGAGGGTCAGGTCCTTGACCTTCTCCAGGTCGACCGGGACGGTGATCGTCGGGACCTTGATCGCCGCGAGTTTGGCGTAGAGCTCTTCCGGGTCTACGTCGAAGTTGACCTTGACCGTGATCTCGGGAAGGTTCTTCTGCTCCAGGTCCTTGCGCAGCTGCGCAGCGAACGTGCTGGTGTCGGGCAGAACCCTGACGCTGATCCTGGCAACTTCTTCGCCTTTAGGACTGCCCACTGCTCACCCCCCAGGGGTCTCGGCTGTTCGCTTCGCTCTGGTCCGCGCCAGAGCGGCCATGCGGCGTGCGTTGACGTCGGCCACCCGCACGACTCGCCCGCGCGACTTGTTGACCTTGGTTTTCGGTGGGGTGATCAGCGGCTTGCGGGCCGGTTTGCCGGCGCGCTGCCGGTTGGCGACATGCAGCAGGTTGGCGACCAGGGCCATCAGGTGGGCCTCGCTGGTCCACGGGCGGTGTCGCGGGCCGCCCTTGGCCTTGGCGATGGTCGCGGAGGTCTCGGGGAGGTGCTCGACAAGCCAGAGCACGGAGCGCGGGGTGAGCCTGCTGTCGTCCCGCCACAGGTCACGGATGTCGACCCCGTAGACGCTTCGTAGATCAGCAACCAGCGCGCTGCCGTACTCGTCGATCAACTTGACGAGCTGCGAGCTTCCCCCGGTTGCTTCCGCGCGCTGTAGGCGTTCCACAGCTGGGCGAACGTCGCCTCGTCCGCGCCCGGCCCGGCAACCCACGCCCGATACTCATCCGCGTTCTCCGCGACGGCGGCCAAGAAGTCGTCGATGCGGGCCAGGCCGTCATACATTGCCGCGACCTGATCGAGGGTCGGGGACTCGCCCTCCTTCGGCCCCTGGATCTTCTGGAGCTCGCTGAACAGACGCATGGCGTTGCCCCGCTCCCGGAACGGCAGGGTATGGATCGGCCGCAGCTTCGGCGCGCCCTCGGGCGGCTCAACCGGCGGTGTCTCGTCAGCCGCCTTGGCGTCGCTAGCGATCGCGTCGACCATCGTCGGCTGCGCTTCGGCTTCCTTGGCGGCGATCGCGGCGGTACCGGCCGGCGCTGACCACTTCTGCTCCGGCGCCGGGATGGAGTGGTTGTACGGGTTGGTCTGCGGGATCGGGTTGCCCGCCGGGTCGACCTGGGTGACCGTGTTGCCGTAGCGGATGTCCGTGGTCAACGGGCTAGGACGGTGGCCGCCCTGGTTGCCGTGGACGTCGAATGGCTGATTCATTGAACGAGGGGGCTCCTTCATTTCCGACAGCGCGGGAGGGGAGTTGGAGGGGAAGCTGACGGGCGACCAACCCCGCGCTGCCTGGTCGCCCGTCAGCGTTGAGATCAGGTGCCCGGAGTGGTGGTGGTGACCACAACTGCCGGCGTGGTACCGCCGGTCAGCAGCGCGGCGTCGCCGGTCATCAGGGCCACGTCGGTGCCGGCCAGGTCGCCAACGAACGTGACCACGACGGGACTGGTCGGCAGCGCGCCGCCGGAGCAGGTGACGCCGGTGGAGCCGACGTTGGACAGCGCGCGCAACGCGGTCTGCACGGCGCTGGCCGCCGCGTTGTAGACGATCGGCGCGGTGGTCTGCCCGGAGTAGGTCAGCGTGAAAGTGCCGCCGGTCGGGATGCCGGTGATGGCGACGCTCTGCACTTCGTTGGTCTTCAGGCCCAGACCAGGGCCGTACCATTCCATGAGATTCGAGCCGGTGACACCGAGGACGGTGGCGCGGACCGGGAAAGCAAGGAAGTTCTCAACGTCGACTTCCACGTCGTCGTCGGAGGCCAGACTGACCCGAGGCACATAGAGCGGCGCGCTGACCTCGCCATCAACAATGCGGACAAGCATCGCCCGTTCCTGCGGCTGCGTAATCAGGTTGACCCCGAACACACCCTCTACGGAGGTGTCGCCGCCACCGAAGTAATAGGCCAACGTTTCGTTCGTCAGCTGCAAAAGGTGAATGGTGATAGCAAAGTTAACCGGGTCGCGGCGGTCACGCAGCGACGGGTTTCTCCACGTCCCGAGGATGTTGCTGTCGCCACCATCCTTAGTGATGGTGAGACCGTCCTCGATGGAGGTGTGCCCGAGGTCCTCCCACGGGCTCCCCGGGTTCTCGAAATCGGTGGGCGCGGGCGTCCCGGCCGGGGCGGTGTAAACGTAGCCCGTGCCGGGGATGATGACAGCAGCATCATCGAGAGCCATGATTCTCTCCTTGTGAGTTGCCCGGACTGACGGGCTTTGCATTGGTTTAGTTCAATGACCCGTGTTGCAATTCCGCATATCCGAATGCGGAAAAAGGGGGGCGCGCGGTGAGAACTAGCCGCGAGGGTTCTTAATCATCAAGTCGTACACGGCGACCTGGCGGGAGATGTGCGGCAACTCCGCGTCGTCGAACTTGCGGAACCCGGTGGATTCACGCCACTTATTGATCGAGCCGTACGGGGTGACGGTCTGGTTCTCCCACGCCTCGTACAACACCTTGGAGACCTGCCTGGCCAGCTCGAACGCCGCCTGGTGCGGGTCCCAGTCCTGGCTCAATTCCGCGCCAGACCACACCGAATAGGCCATCCAGTACTGGCTAGTGAAACGAGGCTTATCGGCGGCCCCGCCGGTGCGTTGCAGCTTGACCACCGGCACAAACTGGCCCAGCTCGTCGGGCAGATCCTCGTACACGTTCACCGAGGTCAACCCGAGGCTCTCGCGCAGGTCCGCGAGGGTGTTGCGCATCAACCACAGCTGCACCGCGATGCCGTCCACGAACGGCGTCATCCGGGCCGGCGCGGTCACGATCGCGTCCCGCTGGTCAACGCGTGGACACCTTCAACGAAGGTGCCACTCTCCGAGCGGTGTCCGAACTCAATCGCGGCGGCGGCCCGCTGGCCCCGGGAATCATCCAGGCTGACGAAGATGTCCAACTTGCCGTAGCTGACGGTGATCCGCGCGTCCCCGGAGTGGGTGTGCGCGCCCAGCTTCCGCTTGGCGAAAGCCGCTTTCGTGCTCGCCGCCCGGCGCAGCGCGAACTTCGTTTCCTTGTGGTAGGCCGCCGTCTTGTTGCACTTCCTGGCGGAGCGACCCGGCCCCCAGGTGAACTTGGCCTTGGCCATCAGCGCATCTCCTGGAGCGTGCAGCCGACGTGGTCGGTCGACACGGTGAAATCCCGGGCCTGCGGGCCGCCGAGCACGGCGAACTTCCTGAGGTTGCCCAGGTTGTCGGTCCACTCGACCCGCGACCACCAACCCACCGGCGTCTTCGAACCCTTGCAGATCAGCTTGTAGGCCACGGACACGTTCTGGCCGTCGGTGACCTTGAGCGCTGCGAAAGCGCCCCGGGTGGAGGCCACCGGCTGCATCCAGCAGCCGGTGACCACCACGCCCGTGGTCGATGGCCTCATGACCACGTTCCCCCGGAAATCGGTGCTCTCCTCCTCCACGAAGATCGTGACGGTGTGCGGGCCGGTGTCGAGTAGGGACATGACCCACCGCCTTCAGCAGTCGTAGGGGTCGCCGACGGGGAACAGCTCGAAGCCGAAGCTGTCCTCTAGGAACACGCCCCGGCTCCTCCACAGGTCGCCCCGGGTGAGTGGCTGAGACCAGATGCCGAGCTTGCCGGCGACCTTCTTCAGCCACCCGATCTCCTCGTCGGTGAGGAAGAGACCGCCCCGGGCGTCCATGCCATTGCGCTGGTAGCTGTAGTCACCGGCGCTCTCCGAGGAGAACCCGGCGGGGTTGGCCATGTAGCGCACCGAGACGCGCAACACGATGAGCCGCACAATGTCCGGGGCAATGACCTGGGTGGGATCCTCGGGATCCACCCAGGTCTTCCCCGCGACCTCCCGCACCATCACCGACACGTCGTCGAGCAGCGCCTCAACCCGGGGGCTCTCGTCGTCGGTGATGGTGCGATCGAGACGAACCTCCAGATCAGCTACGTCCGCGAGCGCCGGCAGCTGGGCCATTCCGATACCTCCTGATCAGTCAGAACCGATCAGGCCGGAGGGGTCATGGTCAGCTTGACCGCGCGGACGAACGAGTTGGCTCCGGCGCCACCGGCCGTGCTGGTGGTCACGGCCACGGCCGGCGTGGTGCCGCCGGTCAGGGACCCGGTGGCGGTCATCTGCGACACGTTGGTGCCGGTGTCGAAGGTGACGGTCACAGCAGCGCCCGGCAGGCCGGCGCCGGACGTGCTCAGCTGGTTCGCGGTCAGGTCGGTACCCGCGACCAGCGCGGCCTTGACCTGAGCGGCGGTCGCGTTGTACGCGATCGCGGCCGTGGTCTTGCCCTCGTAGGTGAGGGTGAAGCTGCCGCCCGTGGGGGTGCCGGTGACCGTGACCGCCTGCACCTCGTTGGACGCCGGACCGTCGGCGATGATGTTGCAGCCCATGTACACGTCGACCATGGACCGGTCCTGGGCGTTGCGGAAGTCGTAGTCCTTGATCCACCGCATGCCGATGCCGGCCAGGGTCTGGCGGGCGCCGAAGCTGGCACCGGAGGGGATCTTCGGAGCGACCATGACCGCCGAGTAGGCGGTGCGGTGGAACGCGTAGCCCTCCCACGGGTCGAGCGCCTGCGACACCACGATCCGGGAGAACCCCGCAATGCTGCCGATGGTGGCGTCACGCAGCGCGTTGTTGTCGCCGGACTGGTCGAAGTGGGACAGGTGCGGGTCCTTCAGGAACGCCGCCTCAATCCCAGACCCGATGACCACGTACCGCTCGGTCATGGGCACGTGCGCGTCGTTGAGCGCGCGCCGCGCGTCGACCATGGTCTCGAACGTGGAGGTGGCCGTCATCGGCTCAAGGGTGGTCGCGTAGGTCGCACCCTGCATCACCTTGGCGATCTTGTTCTCCGCGCCCTCGGCCACCGCCCGCACCATGGGGGTGAGGATCTGCTGGCCGTAGGAGACGATGTCGAGCGTCTCCTCCTCGTCGGTGGTCGGCACCGCGTGGTAGATGGCCTGGTCCAAGGTCACGTCGATCTTGGTTTCGACCAGGCTGTCCATCGTGATGATGCCCTCGCCCTCCGAGGCGGTACCTCGGGCGCCGCGCAGCTGGCGGGTACGGGCGGTCGCGCGTGCCGGCACCCGGATGGAGACGGTGTCACCCGAGTTGCCGATCCAGTCGGACGCCACGGTTGCGTCCATCCACACCAGGGACGGCAGCACAATTTCGCGCTGAAGCAGCCCCAAAGCGGTGGCCGTGATCTTCTGCGCCTTTACAAAGGTGTTCGCCACGGGGAACCTCCAAGGTTCTTAGAAGCGGAACCGCGTCGGCCGTGGCGAGCGGGCCGTGCGGGATTACCGATTACGGGGAATAAGCGCGGCGAGCTTTCGAGGATCGGTTTCGTCGTCCCCATCGCTGGGATCGCCGCCACCACGCAGATTTGCCTTCGGCTTGCCGGGCTGCTGAGTCTTCGTCGGCTTGTTGTCGCCGCCGGCCGGAGCAGGCGCGATCAGCGCGAATAGCTCCTCAGCGTCCTTCTCTAGGTCCTCGTCACTCTCGCCGGTCAATCGCTTGGCGACCGCCTTGATCTGGGCGATGGTGGCGTGGTCCGGGGCTGATTCCTCGGCGATTTCACGCCGCTTGGCGACAGCCTCGGCCCGCTCCGCGCGGGTCTTATAGGAGTCAGCGGCTTCCTGGAGTCGCTGGGCCTCGGTCTTGTCCTTGTCGTCGTGCTGCTGGAGCTTGGCTCTAGCTTCCGCCAACTCGGTCTTGTACTTGTCTCGTTCTGTTCGAGCGGCCTTGCGCTGCTCCTTGATCGCGTCCAGTGCGCGCTTTCCGGCGTCGCCGAGTTGATCGGCGCCGGCCGGGTCGTCGTCGTCCTCATCCACGGCGTCGGCGAGCAGCTTCTGCGCTTCGTCGTCGTCGATATCGAGGTGCTCGTCGTCGCCCTTCGGGTCCTGCTCGTTGCCTTCAACAGCCATTGCGGCTTTGCCTTCTTCCCCCCATTGCGGGGCTCACATTCCGGCGCCCTTGCGGCACCGGGAGATTTGTGGGGCTAGGCGCCCTTCGTCGATCCGTCGGACTGCCAGGAGCCCGGGATCTGGCTGGAAAGGCCCAGCTCGCGGGCACGGCGCATGATGAACCGGCGAACCTTCCGCCGGCCTTCCTCACCGCCTTTGGCCCGCCCGACCGCCTTGATGGCTTTGGACAGGTCGGAGCCGTTGCGGATGGGAAACCGGCCGCCGGAGCCCTTGGCGTCGGGCATTGCCTTGCCCGTTTTCGCCAAACTCCGACGCGTAGCGGTATCGGGGCCAGCCATGACCGACTCCATTCGGTAACGTTTCGGGGTTTTCCGCGATAAGCTGGGTACAACTCCCAGAGAAACGAAAACGATCATGGCTAGAAAGGCCAGCCTCGCCGCCGCGATCGCGGTGGCCATCGGCACCCTGCTGTTAAACACACCGGCCGCGTCGGCTGCCCCGACGGTCGGCGAAGTCGCCGTCGCCCAGATCATCGACGGGGACACGTTCGTCACCGCCGACGGAGTCAAGATCCGGCCACTCGGCATCGACTCGTGCGAGATGGGCACGCCCGGTGGCCAGCGAGCCAAAGAGGACGCCGCGATCTGGCTCAACGGGCAGAACGTCGTCCTAACCACCGAGCCCGGGGTGGACCTGGACGTCCACGGCCGGTCACTGCGCTACGTGGAGGTCCTCGGCGGCATCGACTACGGCAAGCTGATGGTCAGCTACGACCACACCTCGGTCTACAAGGGCAAACTCGCGCCGAAGTACAGCGCCAACCCGACCTACCTGGCGGAGCTACGAGCCCAGGACTCCGACGGCCGCAACTGCGCCGGCACCGCGTCAACGGCGCCGCCGGTGATCATCAACAAGGACGGGGACGACGATCACCACAGAGGCAAGGGGTGGGTGCGCCGGCACGTCTGCAAGCGGTGGTGCTAGGCGATCTGCTCGGCGGCGCGTTGAGCTTCGCGCTGCTGGGCTTCCCACAGCCGGCGCCACGCGTTCCGCGCGTCCTTACCGGAGTAGCGGCCCCTGATGTTGTCGTTCCACATCTGCTGGTAGGCCCGGTTGTTCCCGGGCCACTCCGGGTTGGACTCGAACACCGCCTTGGGCCAGCAGGCGCAGTTGTCGTGGACCTTGATGTTCCCCGGCCCGTCGAAACCCGAATCGGACCCGGCGATCGAGGACTCGGAGAACACCGGGCCACGGCTGGCCAACATCGCGCAGAACGCGCACGGCCTCGGGCCGAGCATCCGAATCCAACCCTCCGCCACGTCGTCGGCGTCGATCAGCTCCATCGTCGTGTCCCGGCCGCCGTTGAGGACGTGGCGGCTAGCGGCGCCGGAGGTCAGCACCGTCGTGACGCCCCTCGCCCGCCGCTCGTCCAGGCCGTTGCGGGCGGCCCTCTTCAGCGCGGACGGCCCGGTCACCAGCAGCGAACGCTCCGCCCGGTCGTCCGCGTCGCCCCAGTCGAGCACCGCCGGTTTGAACTCCCCGAAGTGCGGCACGTCCGCCCACTTGGAGCGCTCCCGGTCGGCGTCGCGGCTGACCTGCTGGCTGGCCTGCCGGTCGCGGCTGGCTGGCCGGCCGGTGGTGTCGAGCTGGCCGGCGAGGCGGGCGTTGCGGCCGGTGTCCAGGCGCACCGGGCCAGGCAGCGTCTCGGGAGCCTGGACGAACTCGATCCTCGGCGGCGGCGGAGCCGAGGGGGCTTCGACGAGCCGGATCCGGTCGTAGAAGTCCACCGCCAGGTCCGCTGAGGCTTGCCGGAACGGGCGCAAGATCCCCATCACCGCGCGGACCCACGACGGGTAGCTCTCGTCGATCCGCGTCCAGGACAGCAGCGCCAAGGTGGGCAGGAACTGCGTCAGGAACCTCGCGCGCAACGCGACCTGAGCGTCCCGATGTTCCTCCGCGAGCCGGTTGCCCTGACTGGGCATTTACCGAGGTCCCACGGGGGTTCGGTCCACCGCCGGGTCGGCGCCCGGGACACCGGCCGGCGGCCGGGCCGAAGATCCGCCCTGCGCGTGGAGCTCCTGCTGCATCTTGGTGATCGGGTCCGCGTTGAGCGACATCTGGATCCACTCGGAGACGTCGGACTTCTCCACCCCTGGAATGCGTCCCCACAGCGCTTCGACCGGCACCTGGAGCATGGTGGCGGCCTTACCCAACGCGTCCACGGCTTGGGCCATCGAGCGGATGTTCATGTCCTGCCAGGTCACCCGAGAGGTGATGTCGGTGGCGTGCGCGTCGTCGCCGTCCAGGGAGGCGGCCAACCGCAGCAGCTGGATGTGGGAGCGGCCGGCCGACTTCTGCCGCTCGGCGACCTTCTGCGTCAGGCTCGCCCGCGCGGCGGCCAATGCTTCAGCGGACAGGTTCGCCATCTGACCGGTCAACTCGTGGGTGGGCGTCTGCGACACCGCCGCGAGGGACTGCACGTCGGTTTCGTGGGCCTGGATGAACCCTTGCAGCGGGGTCTCCGGCAGCGAGCCGAATTTAGTATCAGGATCATCGGCGACGAGTAGGTCGTCCTGGCGCAGCTGCAACTTCTTCCGCCGCGCGGCTTCCTCGGTGTCCGGCTCGGCCATGCCGGCGACCGTGCGCACCTTCCACGAATTAAAATGCTGCGTGAGCATTCTGTCGTAGGCCGTTTTGTTAATTCGCGCCGCCAATGGAATATGCGGCTCGACTTCGCCCGGCGTTCTGGCATCCAAATCCAATTGGTTGCAGTAGCGGACCACCGGGCACACACCCGACTCGTGCGCCTTCGGCTCGCCGATCAGCTCGACCGGGTTCTTTCCGAACCCCACCGACGAGTCGACCTTGACGGTGTAGACGAACTCCTCGTCGAACACGTCAACGACGTGCACGACCTCGGTCTTCTCCTTGATCTTCATGGCGTAGACCGGCCAGTCGTCCTCAGCCGGGTCGTCGTACCAGGCGAACATCTTCCGAGGGCTGACACCCCGGATCTCCGGCATGTCCTTGCCCTGGAAATCCTTGCCTGGCAGCGCCGTCGCGTACGCGTAGCCGTAGGCGAGCATCGCCCGGTGCACCGCGATCTGCCGCTCGTCCCACCCGTTGGACAGCCAGATCCGCCACGGCCCGTCCGGCTCGGCCATCGGATGCGGCGGCCCGTCCGGCGCGGTCTCAGAACCCGGCGGGTCCAGCGGCGCACCCACCGGGTCCAACCGGCTCCGGTAGCCGTCCACGTACATGCACTGCGCCGTGGACGTGACGACTAACCCCAACCACGGCACCCGGGACAGCTCACGCAGCGCCTTCAGCTCCGGCGTCGCGCCCTTCGGCAGCACAATGTCGTCCGGGTCCCACCGATACCAGCGGTCAATCCGATCCAGCCGCTCCCGTTCCTTACGCCAATCCGGCAGCAGCTTGTCCTGGACCAGAGCGGCCAGGGCTTCGGTGCTCAGCACGGTCTCACCCCGCCCTTCCCTGCTCGCTTGGTGTCGGGTCCTGCCCGGTCAGTCGCTTGTGGATGAACCCGATGTGCTCCGGATCCGCCTCGATCAGCACCGCCCGCATGCCCTCCAGCGCGGCGGCCTGCCCGGTGGTTCCGGACCCGGCGAACGGGTCAAGCACGAGGCCCCCCGGCGGAGTCACCAGGCGCACCAGCCAGCGCATCAGCGCCAGCGGCTTGACCGTGGGATGGCTCTTGCCGTTGACCTTGGGGCGTTCGCTGGTCGGCGCCTTCGCCTGGTAGCGGAACGTCGGGAAGAACCGCGACGCGCCGCCCTGGTCGTTGTAGCCGGGCTGCTGGGCCTGCTCGCCGAAGTTCGCGTGAAAGCCGGTACCTGCCCGCTTGCCGTTGCTCGTCGCGCCCTTGACGTTGCCGCTCTGTGCGTCCAGTTCGGCGACCGGGCAGCCGGGCTGGCACACGCCGTTGCACTCCGGGCCGTGCGAGAGGACGACGTTTGCGGGCCAGCGGCCCTGATCAGTGACACCGGCCGTCAGCCCTGCCGCATCTCGACCACTTCCGTAGGTGCCGCTTCGGTATGACCGGTCGTCAGACCGGACACGCGCCGGTCGAGCATGAGCAGTCACCCGGCACGCGTCCACGTTGATCGCCCCGGTGCCGTGCTCGAGCACGTTGGCCGCGACCGTGCCGACCAACGGCTTACGCGCCACGATGATCGGCTCACTGGCCGGCTTCAACGCTGTCCCCCACCCGGCCCACTCCCGGGCGGCATCCGTGGCCGGGGCGGTCTGGGTCGGGACCTCAATGCGCGCGCCGTTCAGCTCGTCTGGATTGCGGAACCGGGCACCTGTTCCAGGCAGATTGTGGTTCTGCACAGACTGCATCGGCCCAACCGCGATCGGCTCGGCGCCGGCCGCCCTGTCGATGGCCTTGGACACGTCCAAGTTCTTCGGAAACCCCTGGCCGTGATGCCAGGTGATCGAGTCGCGGATCTCGAACCCGGCGAGGCGGATCGACAACCCCATCAGGTCAACCGTGCGAGTCCCGGCGAAGCACAGCAGGTGACCGCCCGGCTTGAGCACCCGGAGGCACTCGTCCCAGACGGCCGGCGGCGGGACGAACGCATCCCACGCGCGGCCCATGAAGCCACGCCCGTCCGGGACGTGCTCCCGGTCGCCGCTGACCCAGGCGGTGACCGCCGCGGCGATCTGGGCGGGCTTGTGGTCAGCCAGCCCGTAGGGCGGGTCGGTGACCACCGCATCGGCCAGTCCGTCCGGCAGCTGCCGCAGCATGTCCAACGCATCGGCGGCGAACACATCCACCTGGTCGTACCGACTCAGCCCCTCGGGGACGTTCACGCAACGAGGGCGACCCGGGCATCGGTGCTGAGCACGGTCTCACCCGGCCTTTCCACGTCGGAGTGCGTCATCACGGAGCTGACAGCCAGGGCATCGGCACCTACGGAAGCGCCGGCATATTCGGCGGTATATTTCGCGCGGCTTTCCCGCCGTCACTAGTCCTCGGAAGGGCTGTCTCTTCGCGGCTGCTCACTGAGCAGCGCTTTGTGCAGCGCCGCGTTCTCGGCGGACAAATCGGCCAGCCGGCGGTTCTGCTCGGCCACCGTCTGAGCCAGGCCCTTGCCGGCCACATCGAGCAGGTACAGCAGCCCGTCACCGGGATTGTTGTTGCCAGTCACCACACATTCCCGCTTCTGGTCTTCACCTTCGCCTGCGAGGCCACGAACAACCTGCGCACCATCCGGGCACCCACCATCGCCACCGCAAGGTCGATCTTGCGGGGCGAATCCGGGGATTCCTTGCCGATCGACGCGCCCCACCGATTCGGCTTCCGCCGGGCATTCCCGACATGCCGGGTCATCCGAGGATCGCCGTCGTGGGTGAACCCCTGCTCTTTGACCTCGGTCTCAGTCAGCTCGACCGACCAGGTGAACTCGCGTTCCTTGGACCGCATGTCCCACGCGATCGCCTGCGGTTCCTTACCGGTCGGCTCCGCGTGCAACAGCAACCGGTCCGCGTACAACAACGGCCAGTTGACCTTGGTGAAGCCTTCCCACTCCTTCACATCCGCGAAGAACGCCACGGGATTCCACTCCCGGAACGCCTTCGCCACACACGCATCGACCGCGACGACCGGGACCACGTCCTCGGTGTTGTGCGCGGTGTCCGGCTCCCACGCGCCCACCACGAACACATGCCCGTCGGAGACGCAGCAGCCGACCAGCGCCGTCGCGTCCCGCGACTTCGAACCGTCGAAGAACAACACGATGTCCTCGCCGGGCTCCACGAACCGATCCGGCGCCGCGAGCTGCGTCCACTCCTGCGGGGTCAACCACGCATCGACCGCGACCGTCGGCCAATTCAGATACTTCCGCTTGGAGGCGTCCGGGCTCGAGCGCGGATCCCAGATCCGCTCGATGATCGGGCGAGGCTTCACCCACCAGCAGTCGTCGTAGACGTGCTTCAGCGCGACCGTCAGCGACTCCTCGTCGCCCATGTCCGTGTCCGGCGGCGCCACCCGCGCGTCGTAGAGGATCTTGGTGCGGCCCTTCGTGCGGCCCTCCTCCTGGGCCAGCCAGCCATCCCACGACGCCTCGGCGACCGACTCCAGGCCCGGCTCCCACGCGTTGCTCGTCTCCAACATCCGATTACCGGACTTGGTCAAGTTGTCTTCCAGCGTCGCCGCCAGCGCCGGCCCACCGTTCGACGGGCGCCAGTGCTCCGTCTCATCCGCGACCACGAACGACGCCTCAGCGCCCTCCGCCGCCGTCGAAGACGACGTGATCACCTGGAGGGTGCCCTCCGGCTGCCGGTAGTACAGCTGCTTACCCGGATCGAGGCCGT